CCAACGATCTTGTCCACAACTTTGTCCCAGATCTCTGAGAGCCGTCTCAGGAGCCCCCCAATTTGGGGAGTGTAGAAGGAGAGCTTGTCAGAGAATGCACCGACTAGCTTGGTGAGCCCGGGGCCAAAGAGCCCAGTGAACTTGATCTTCAAGTTCTCAACTATGTTCTTGATGTTCTTGCCATAGGACTCAAGTGACTTGGTTTGTGTGCTGAAGGCCTCATTAGTGCGCCCTGTTACATTGCCCATTTGATCCAACATGTCAATGAACCCCGGCATGTTCTCCCCACCAAGGGTCAAAGCTCCCTTGAGGGCCCGCACATTGTCCCCAAAGACCTTTAGCAGGGCATCAGGATCTGCCCCAACAAGAGCTTGTAAAGCTCCTTCCAATCCCAACTCACGCAGAGTGTCAAGGCTCAGAAAGTTCTTGCCAAGTCCCAGCTCATCTGTGGCCTTCTTCATCTTGGCTGATGGAGATATAAACTGGAGCATAAGTTGGTTGAGGGCTGTAACTGATTCAGATGTACTAATGCCCTTGCGGGTCATCTGAGCCAGGGCTGCCCCCACCGTTTCAATGTTCACCCCTACGGTGGCAGCTGTATTGGTTACATCACCCAGCTGACTCGCAAGATCCCCAAAGGTCAGCACACCCAGGTCTACGGTCTTGAAGAGCACATCACTTACATGCTCAGCATCCCGGGCTGTCATGCCATAGGCATTGAGGGTGGAGATCATGGCCTTGCTGGCAGTCTCTGTATCACTCAAACCTGCTGTGGCCGCCTTAGTGCTGACCCGCAAGACCTCCATACCATCGGCCCCGGCAAAACCTGAAGACTGGATGAAGTAAAACCCTTCAGCCAGTTGGGTAGCAGAGTCAGTGGTGGTATTGATGTCCGCTGACATATTCATAAACTCTTGCCCCAGCATCTTGATCTCTGCATCTGTCTGCCTGGATATGGATTGAATATTCTTCATCTGAGTGTCAAACTTGGCCCCGGCTTGTAGCGCATTCACCCCCAATGCCACAGTAGCAGCTCCAGCTGCCAATAGGGGTACGGTCACCCCCATTGTTAGGGATGACCCCGCACTCTTGAGGCCCGAACTTATGGAGCTGATAGCACTATTGATCCCACTGCCCCAGCCACTTATATTAGACCCAACCCCTGCCATGGTAACAGCAAAGGTCTGTGCTAGTCGTGTAGCACTCTTCAGACCTTTTGCATAATTGGAAGTGTCTAGTGTAAGACGGGTTGCGATGGTTGCAGCAGTTGTCATCGTACTCCAAAGTCACGCTTGATTAGTTTGATAACTTCTTCACGGGAGAGCTCTGGGGGGATCTCGGGTTCATTCAGGGCTTTGAGGATCCCGGTCAAACGATCTGTGATGAAGTCTTTGGTATCCTTGGGCCTGCCTTTGCTGCGATTCACATTATACAGCATTGAGAGGATCTCAGCCTTGTGGAGCTCGCTCCGAACAAAGCCCCAGGGCTCAAGCTGATAAAACATCCGCCAGCTTTTGAACTCCACATAGGACATAGCCCGGATCTCAGCAATGTCACGTCCCAGCAGTGACCCCAACCGATGTTCAAACATACGGTCAGGGTCACCTGCTAGTTTTTTATGTCATCAGCCTGTTTTGCGCTTGCTGAACGGGCTTCATCAACCTCTTCAACCATATTGCTGAAGGTCAGGATCTCCTTGGCAAGCCAGCCAATGAACTCACCACTTTTCCCTTCCAAAGCCTCGATGTCATTTTCAGTGAACATCAGATCCCCGTTAGGTTCACAGACAGACATAGCACAAAGCCAGGCATCATGCCCATAGGTATTGAGCCCGGTAAACTCCTGCTGAACAGCCTTACGATCCTGTTTCATGCGGGCCTGCCCAAACTGGCGTTTGAGATAGTTGTCCTGTTGGCCACGTGTAAGCTGTTTGATATAGAGTTGCTTGCCTCCCCAGACCGGGATGGCTGGGGGGATGTCCAAGGTCTTGATAGTGATATCAATAGTGGATAGGATCTCGTCACGTGTAAGCATGTCATACTCCTTATTGGGTTATGGTGGAACAAATTCGATTGGCTATGCCACAGTGGGCTTGCCAGAGATCTTGATAGTGAAGGACAGCTGGGCTTGCTCTTCCAACGGCAGGTCGGGCTCAAAGGCAGTCAAGAACCCACTGAAGCTGATAGTGATCAGGGAGCTAGGCAGCACGATCCGATAATTATGTTTAACATTGTCATTGAACTGCCCATGTAGACCTGAAGCAGAGCTGTAGGCCTGAGTGGTGTTGGTGGGGAGCCAATTGGCCTTGGCTGATACTTCTCCACCATCACGCCAGCCCGGGATGAACTCCCGGTAACCATCAGAGCTGTCGTTGTTGGACACATCGATGTCATCCCGGCTCATGGCTGGGGGTGTGAGCTCAACGATCTCCGCCACGGTGCTGAAGGCCTCACTCACCGCACCGTCCCCAATCTGTAAAAGGGAGCCATAGGCCCAGATTGCACTTGATACAGTCATTGTTTATCTCCTTGTTTTATCCTATGGATACCCAGCCGGCAAGCGGAGCACTGCCATTGAGACAGCTGTGCCCGTTGTGGCGGTTACCACGATGGTGCCATTGGATTGCTTCCACCCCTTGGCATTACTCAGGCCCCCTGTCCATACCATGATCTCAGTGCCTGTGATAGCATAGGCTGCAAGATCCTCCTGCCGGCCTTTGTCATTGTCAACACTGGAAATGGTGACGGTGTTACTGCCTGAGTCATTTCTGACAAGTAGGATCTCCCGACCTGTACAGACAAAATGCTCACCCCCAACCGTCCCTGTTTGCCAGACAATGTTGAGGGCATCTGCAATCGGTTGATCTGCAAAGGGGCCAACCAGTTGGTTCAAGCCTGCTGAAATAAGTGTAGTCATTGATCAAGCTCCTTATGGGAAACCAGCAGGCAGGCGTAAGACAGCCACAAGTACATCAGCACTGCTGACAGTAATGCGGATGGTACCTGCGGTGGACTTCCAGCCTTTAGCATTAGTCAGCCCTACCCCAAAGCCAGCATACTCACTTGCCCCAATGGAGTAAGTGGCGATGTCCTCAGTGCGGTTGGTTTCATCAGCAATGCTAGTGATGGTTATAGTTTGGGCACCCACATTGATGTTGCGGCACAACAGGATCTCCCGGCCCGTACACACAAATGTATCACCATCGGTGATAGTGCCAGCTGCCATGGTGTAGTCAGCCCCATTGGCAGAGATTGCTTCAAAGGGGCCTTTGATAGTTTGAACGGTGATGACAGTAGGATCTGCCATTTATACCTCCTTGGGCTTGTAAGCCAGTAATCTCTCAAGCATGAGCTCCTGATCTGCCACCGGGTGGTGGAGTAACAGATGCTCAATCATTGAATCAGAGTCATCCCTGAAGGTGCCACAAGTCCCACACTTGTAAACTGTGCGGGCTCCACCATCCCATGGCTGTGCTGTGTAATATTCAGGGGTGGATACTACAACAGAGGTCTGCTCTTCAGCTACGGGAGGGATTGTCCCAGCATCAGGAAGGATCCTGATGTCATCCCATTTCTTTTTCTTGCGGGGTTCATCAGTCATTTGTTCCAATCTCCAATTCTAGGATCCGATGTTCATTGCGGGCAGTTTCATTCCAATCACCTGGGATGTTCTTGACAAATACATAGCCCGCATCCAGGGGGCCTAGCATGCCCTTGTAGCCTTCCAGGACCGTCTCCAGCACAGCCACACTTGTGTCAGCACCGGCAACTGTCTCAGCATATACATCTAGCTGTAGACGGATCTTGCGCCCTGACCTGCCTTTGCTTAGCAGGTATGTACGGGGATCCGAAACAACAATCACCCGGGCATGGGGATAGGCCTGTCCATCAGGGATCTTGTCAGCAGTGATCCGGGTGCCAAACGTGGCAAAGATCTCTGTATTGTTGTTACAAAAGGCAATCAGGGCTTGCTTGGGTTCAGCCATTGATCTTATCCTTGAGGGCTGCTTCAATGGCAGCTACTGCCTGAGGGCCATCTTCATCTGTGGCAGGCCGCATGTAGGGCTGGGCCTTCATACCCCGGGTAAAGTGCCACTGGCCATGAGTATCCTTGTACATCCAGGGGGTCTTGCGCCCATTGCCCTCTTCAGCATAGATGCCTGTGCCATACTCAAGGTAAGGGCCATATTCAACTTCAGGCCCCACATCATCTACAAGCGTTGTATCCGTGGACTCAATGATGTGCTGATTGATACTAGCCCGGGCAGCCCCAAGATTTACAGGCACCCGGGTGCGCATGCCATTGATTAGCACCAAAGCTCCCGGGCCTTCAACATCTAATAGATCCTGCTTCTTGAGGTGAGCCCTTGCGATCCGGACATTGAACTGGGACAGGTCTACACTGAAACTGGGTCTGGTCATGCTATAACTGCCTTGAGAGCCACAACAAAGCCAAAGTTGGCTCTGTTCTGAATCCCAATAATCTCATACTCATGTTCATCCCGGTAGGGGGTGCCATCAAAACGAGACACCAGCTTGACCTTCCAGCCTTTGCTGGGGACGGGGCCCACATAGCGCAGCACTGCATTCACCAGCGCAATATCCACATAATCCTTCCACTGCTCAAGATCCCTTGCCATTAGTACATCAGTGAAGGAACAAGCAATGGGCACTTCTGTTGAGGTAACAACAGCATTGTTGTAGCTATCATAGGCTCCTGTTGGAACATCAATCAGCAACAGGGCCTGATCTTGATAGAAGTGGGTGGTGATCTGACGCTGTAGGCTAGCAGCCAAGCGGGATCCGGGCAGCCTCATGGGGCACCATCCGGGTCAGTATACACACCTTTATTGTTCTCATAGCTATCAGCCCGATGGGTATAGGAAATGGCGGAGCTTGCCCCCGCACCTGAGACAATCCCCAACTCCTGCTCCTTCTCCTTCTTGAGCTTCTCATATCCGGCCCGGGCTTCACTGTTAGTGACAGAGAGCCAATCCAGCTTGAAGTTGGGCTGGGACAGCTGTGTGATAATAAAGTCTATTGCCCTCACAACTGCCCCTGCTACTCCATGAGTGGTGATGAGATAACTGAGGGTTTCATCAGCAAGGTAGTAGCCATCCTCATGTACATCCCCAATATGGAAACGCACGAGGGACACATTATCAGCTAGGGTGTTGTCAAAGGTGAATGTCATTATCGGTCAAAACCCAGGGTGTAGGACATTGCAAGTGTCCCAGTGGGGGTGCCATCGTTGTTAGATCCTCCCTGCGTTATGAGCAGGAAGTCAACAGCTGAGATATCTAGCTGAATGGCAAAGTTGGCTGACGCAGTTAGGCGGTATTTGGCATCAACCCGGGTGTACACCCCGGCTGTTGGGCTCCAGACACTCAGGGGGTGTGCTGTACCATTGGCTGTGCGTTGAAACGAGATTACAATGTCAAGCCCGGTCTCATCCCCTTTGACATACGTCCCAAAGAGGGTAATGTGTTTGGCATTCTCAGTTCCAAGAATAGCTCCCACAGCTGTCTGGGTTGTCTTGGTGATCACCGTTGCTGCTTGTAATATTCCAGATGCACTCATTGATACTCCAATCCCGGGCTAGGGGATCCTAGCCCGGGCCTTTGTTAGGTTTGGGTGATGCCCTTGTCAGCTAGGAGAGCCCAGACTGTTGCAGACACCGCAAGGAGTTCACAGGAGTGCCCAATGGCATTAGTGAAGGTGACGGTGGTGCCCCCAACAAGGCCTGTGACGGTGACCACATGAGCAAAAGCAGATCCTGCCGTTATGATCATCCGTTTGCCAACATTGCCAGCTCCCGGGGCTGCCAGGGTGTAGGCTCCCACAGAGCCCTTAGTCAGGAGTGCCCACTTTTCAGTAAGGGCAATTGCTCCATCACTGGCGTAGGCTACAGATGCGGGGAGGATTGACTGTCCTGTTATGTCACCAGTAACATTGCCTGTGACATTGCCAGTCAGGTTACCCACAAACCCAGCCGCTATGACTGTATCTTGATGGGTGGTCATTATGCCACCTCATGCCCAAAGATCCAGCGGAAGTCATCCCAGCCAAAGCTGTAGCGCATGTAGCCACGATACTTGGCCACCAGGTTGTAATCACTGGCAGGGTCAAGGGTCAACTCAGCACGCACACGCCAGAACCACAACAGATGCTCCAGGGAGGCAGACGGATCAATCATGAACCAGTTGTTGGCATCGGTCAGGTAGGGGTCTACAACCACTTCCAAGTTCTGACTCTGCAGGAAGTTGGCATCATTGTCAGCAGTGCCGGGCTTGTTGATGGCATTGACAATCTCATAGGCAGTGGCTTGGAGTTCAATTGGCACCAACAATCGGCGCAGCATAACGGGCAGGGGGTTCCCCCGGTCATCTTCAAAACGCTGAGCCAATTGGAGGGTTGTCTTCACTGCGGCATAGGACAGGGCTGTGGTGCCCTTGTTGCTATGGAGGGTTGCAGCATCATTCGGGCGGTTGGGGTGGGATGCAGAGCAAAGTGCCACAGCATCGGCCCCCACCACGGAGGCCGAGAAGGCATTGTTGAACACAGAGGTTTGATGGGTCGCAATCGTGGTACCAAAGCTATTGCCCAAACTGCGGGCCCGACGTTTGATGTTGCCCTTCTGATCATCATCCCAGAGCTTGCGTTCAATCGCTACACCCTTGGCATACTCCTTGTGGGTGAAGGTCTTTTCATACAGAGGGCTGAAGCTATCATAGGGGATGGTAGCTCCCGGGCCCTCAGCATCAGCGGAGTTATACTCAGACACTAGCCCAAAGTCACCGATCCCCTGGCTGTACTCAACTGGACCAGTTGAGCTGTCAGTGCCATAGAACTGGGCCGATGGGGAACTGATACTGATCATCTTCTGGAACCACTCCTTGCGCACAATCGGGAGCAAAAAGCGGGGCCATTGTTCCGAAATCATAGGTGTTGGCATTGTTTAGATCCTTTAGAGGGCTGCCATCTTAGCAGCATTGACGACACAATAGACGGTTAGGCCCGCATCTTCAGTGCGCCAGACCGACAGACAGCCGTTGGTGGCATCTGCGACATCTAGGGAGCCATCACTGTTGAAGTCTCCCACCTTGCCATTGAAGCCCGCCAGGGCTGAGGCATCAGCATCAGCAATACCTTTGATGACCATACCCGGAGCAATCAATGCCACCTTGATAGGATCCGCTGCTGAGAGGGCTGCCGCAGTCTCTTCTGCCGCAAGGCCCACAAACAAAACAACAGAGGCAGTGGCTTCATCCACTTGACCACCTGTCGCAATCAAAGCCGTGCCCACCTTGGTTTCAAGGTTAGCACTGGCTTCCAGTGTCACGATCTTGGGCACACGATCTCCCAAGAGATCTGTGACAAATTCCCATGTATAGGTAGGGGCTGCCATTTATATCTCCTTGGTTACTTATTATCAGATTGTTTGAACGGTTCTCCTGTGCTGGCCATGAAGTGGGCATACTCTTCTGGGGTGTACCCAAATGACTTTGCCACTTGTACCTGCTCAGGGGTCAATTCAACTTTAGTGTTGCCGCTTCCACCACCCCTACGTCCAGCCCCGATGTCCCCTGCTACTGGCTTGAGCAGGGTGGCTTTGTTCTTGCTAAGCCATCCCAGCTTCTGGGGTGTTGTCAGCTCATCAGGTACAAGCCCCCGCAGTTCTGCGGGGAGTTCCTCAAGTTGAGCCTTGAGGGTATCCGTGAGTGTCTTCTCATACTCATCGACCTTGGCTGCCTTACTTGTAGCTGCATCCAGATCCTTCTGGCGTTGCTCAGCCAATTCCTGCCACTTGCCTTGTTCCTTGAGGGCATCTGCCTTGGCTTTGTCCTGCTCCCCTTTGAGCTTGAGGGCCTCAGCCCGGGCTGATTCACGCTCAGCAATAACTTCATCCAGGCGTGACTTAGGGATCATGTGCTCATCTTGTTTTCCAGTTGTGCGCTCTGCAGCGGCAAGAGCACTTTTCTCTTCAGGGGTGCGTTCAGCTTCAGGCTTGGCTTTGATCTCTTCAATTGTAGGCATTTCAGTTCCTCTCATCTTTTATCACTGATGGGGCGAATGTGAATAAAAAACACCACAGACGTTGGGAGCGTGCTAGACTGCTCCAAAAGTTCTGTGGTGTTCCTGACGGACAACCGATGGGTCTATTATACTACTTTACGGCAATCTTATACCAGGCACGGATCTCGGCAGTAGTCGGTGTCACAGTAGGGAGTTTGAACCGCTCCACCGCATCCACTGCCATGAGAAGGGCTTGCCGAATGAGCATCCAGAACCCTGTCTCATTCGGATCCATTGTCAGGGCCCTCTGTCTCCCGGGCGAGGAGCTCATTCAACGGGGTCGGATCATACAAGCCCTCATCCTCAGTGGGGGCATTGGTGAACTCTCCAACAGGCTTGCTGACTACGGCAGGGACAGTCTGGCGGCTATGCTTGTTGCTGAACTTGTCACAGCTGCCTTGATCCGGCATACGCTGCTTATGAAATTTTGAAGCAGAGTTGCTACAGGTGGGCCCGCGCCAGGTTCCAACTGCAAGATACCTACAGTTGATACATACTCCACTCTCGGCAATGAGCTCAGCTGGGGGAGGAGCTTTGGGGGCAACCCTGGCTGCCTTGGTATGTGCCTTCTCCATTGCTTGTTCCTTACGGAGCCTTGCTTGTTCCTTTTGTGCTTCTGTTTTTGTTGCCATTATTTATCTCCCTGGGCTTCATTGCGTGCAATTGCTGCATTAGCCCAGAATACAACTTCTTCAAGCTTGGTGATGGCAAGGGATTGCTCCCTTGACTCGGGGCTCGTAGCCACAATGAACTCTGCCATTGCTAATCCCTGCTTGCGGATGGCCTCATACTTCTGTGCCTGATTGCCAGCAGGAAGATGATGAGTGAAACGATTTTCCAGATCTGCTTGGTTCATTATTGATCTCCTTTACAACATGTGTATGATGGCCAGTACAAGCGCACATAGCCCGATGATGATCTCCAGGAATGGCACCCCCACTCCTAGGAAAAACATAGCCAACCCTGCGTAGAATAGTACAGTTACAATCTTTACAAACATTATTTAGCTCCTTTGTTTTGATCTGATTGATTCCTTACATAGTATTGTTGGGCATCATCACCGAACATACCCACAAGACTATTCTCAACAACTTGATTCCCAAAGACATCATCAACATGCTCGGCTACAAACTGGCTCAAGGGTGTACCAGCCTGAAACGCATTCCACTTTCCCGGGCTCTTCACAAAGCTGGCTTGGAGCTTCTGCCTTGCGCCAGGTAGACTATTGAACCAGTCCATGCCCGTCTGGAAAGGCACAAACCGTCTAT